CTCCGACGGTCGAGGCCCTCGCCGCCCGGCACCTGCAGGCCCACGCCAGCCGGAAGCGATCGGGCCGCAACGATGAGATCCTCTGGCGACGCCACCTGCTGCCGGCCTTCGCCCGCGTGCGCGTGGCCGCCCTCACCCGCGAGCAGGTGCGTGAGTGGCACGCCTGCCATCCGCAGCCGGCGACCGCCAACCGGGCACTGGAGGTGCTCGGTGTGGCGATGCGGCTGGCGGAGGACTGGGGGTGGCGGCCGGCGGGGAGCAACCCGGCCCGTGGGGTGAAGGCGCACCCGGAGCGGCAGCGGCGGCGGTACGCCAGCGCGGACGAGCTGGCGCGGCTGCGTGCTGCGCTGCAGCAGTGGGAGGCCCAGGGGCCGCTGTCGATGCGGTGGCGGTTCGCGCAGCTGGTGCGGCTGCTGCTGCTGACTGGGGCCAGGCTGCGGGAGGTGATGTGCGCTGAGTGGTCGGAGATCGACTGGGCCCGGGGCGTGCTGCTGGTGCCGGCGGAGCGAGGAAAGACCGGGGCCAGCGAGGTGCAGCTGAGCGATCGGGCGCTGGCGATCCTGCGGGCCCTGGAGGCCGCGGCCGGCGGGGGGCGGTGGGTGATCCCCGGCGAGACGGGGGAGAAGCCGCTGGTGGGCTACCGGCGGCTGTGGCTGGCGCTGCTCCAGGAGGCGGGGGTGATCGACCTGCGGATCCACGACCTGCGGCACACGTTCGCCAGCTATGCGCTGAGCGGTGGGCAGACGCTGGGGACGGTGGGCCAGCTGCTGGGGCACCGGAGCGCGCAGACGACGACGCGGTACGCCCACCTGGTGGACGACGCGGCGCGGGCGGCGGTGGCGCGGGTGAGCGACGACCTGGGGGTGTGACGGATCACGACAGCGCCCACCGCTGCTCCAGCTCGCCCAGCACAATGGCTGCCATGACCCCAACCCCCGCCGAACTGCTGGCGCTCCGCCACCGCGTTCCCGACAGCGTGCTGCTCGACTGGCTTGACCTGGCGCAGCTGGTGGAGCCGCCCTGCTTCGCCGCCACCGCCGACCTGATGGATCACTGGCACTGCAGCCAGCCAACCGTGAGCCGCCGGCTGAGCCGGCTGTGGATGGCCGACCTGCTCGACTACCGGCCTACCCATGCCGGCTACCGGATCCGCCAGCTCGGGCCGATTGTTACGGATTGCGACACGGGCGCGGCATAGCAGCGGCCGCGCCTCTACCTTGGGCCCATCGGCAGGCCGAGCGCGCCGCCGATCCATCCCATCGCCCGGCACTGGCCGGTTCCACCCATGTCCATCGCTTGCATCACCGCCTGGGCCCTCGCCCTGCTCCTGCTCCCCCTGGTGGTCCTGTTCTGGGCCACCGAGTCGCGCCAGCAACGCGCACGCCGCTGGCGCTCCTACGGCCTCACCCAGCAGGCCATCGCCGGTCGGCTGGGGTGCTCACGCACCACAGTGCGGCGGCTGCTGGCGGCCTGACCCCGGCAAGAAAAAGCCCCCGGCCCATCATGCGCCGGGGGCTCAGCAGTCCCTCCCTCAGGCTAGGCCAGCAGCTCGCGCGGATCCTGCCCTGTCGCCATCATCTGACTCAGCCGCTTCGCACGCTGCCCGACTTGGCCGGCCCAGCGGGATTCCAGCATCATCGCCGCCGCCCAACGAACAGCGCCACCTCTGCAGCCCGCCTGCGGGTCAGGCCGGCCAGTTCGCGACCGTCGGCCTTGTTCCACCTGGGCAGCTCTGCGGCGACCACCACGGCCGGGTCCTCGCCCGTCGCAATGCGGCGCCGCAGGGTTGAATCCTGCATGGCGCCGATGCCCACGTTGTAGACCCAGCTCACCAGCGCGGCGATTCGATTGGGCGGCCAGGTGGCGACCGCAAGCATGGACTGCACAAGGGCGTTGTAGAACCGCTGCAGGTCGGCGTTTAGCTGGGCATCCGCCTGAGCCTGTGTAATGGCCTGGCCCATCTGCACAGCCTTGCCATTGATGCTGGTGGACCCCCACCCGATCGTTGGCACGCCAGCCGGGCACAGGTAAGCCTGCAGGTGGCAGCCTTCGAACTCCTTGACGATCTGCAGGGCCGGGGCCATCCACGCGGCCACCGGAGCCGCTGCCGGTGCCGCAGGGCTCCCCTGTGCCCGCCAGAGGTCGGTGAACTCCTGGCGCTGCTCAGTAGTTGCACGTTCCCAAGCGGCCTCCCACGCGGCCAGCTGGTGCGGAGTCATCGTGCCGGCGCGGGCGACGTGTTCGGCGGCGGCGCGAAAGGTGGCGAAAGTCATTTCAGATCGGGCAGGCGGTCAGAGAGGGATTGATCAGCGCGGCGGTAAACCCGACGCCAAGCGGGCTTCACCACCAGCTCGGCGAACCCTGTGGTGAACAGCCAGGCCAACAGGCCGAGGAAGAGATCGGCGGTAGGGTGGATCTCGCTCATGCGTCGGGATTGTCGCGGGATTGGTGCAGTTCAGGATTGATGGTCCAGTAGCCCTCGGCGAAGCCCTCTTCCTTGCCCTCCTTGCGGCCACGGTTCTGGCCGATCACATAGCCGCCGATGCCCAGCGCGGCCGCCAGCGGGCCGCCAGAGCCCAGGCCGGAGATCGACAGGCCTCGGTCCCAGCACTCATTGAAGCTGCCGCCGCTCACACGGCAGTCGCGGATGTAGAGCGCTCCCACGGCCACGTTCAGGCCCAGCACCGTGGCGGCGCCCACCATGCCGAGGATTGCGGAGGCTTTGGCCAAGTCGGGGTGAGTGGTCATCGCCGTGTCTCCAGGCTAGGTGTAGTGAAGGTAGGTGCTGAGGATGTACTTCGGCCCGGACACTGGCGGCTGGCCGGCGTGCAGCCATGGCCACAGCGGCGGGAACACCACCACCGACCCAGCCCGCGGCTGGATCTGCTGGCCCCAATGCGGGAACTCAGTGGCCCCGCCATCATCGACGTCGTTGAGGTAGAGCAGCGCGGCCAGGAAGCGGCGGGCGCTGGCGTGATCGCCCACGTCCACATGCTCCGGGAAGGCCTCCTTCCCACCGGGCTGGTAGCGCTTGATCCGCAGCTCCTCGAACGCCAGCTCCTCGGGCCACTGCGCGGTGTTGATCTGCAGGTCGCGGCTGTAAGCCTCGAACAGCGGCAGGATGGCCTCGAATGCCATCTCGTGCCCACGCTCCCACTGCTGCGTCAGGTTGAGCTCGACGAACCGGGGTGCGCCAGGGCCATCATCCTGCCGGATGATGTGCTCGCCCTGCAGGGCTTCGAAGCCGGTGATCAGCTCGTTGCAGCTCTTGCGGGTGAGCGCGCCAGGGTAGACGCGCACCAGGTCGGAGAGTTGCATCAGCGTGTCGCCATGATGGCCCAGCCGTTGGCGGGCGCGTAGCGGTAGCTGTTGCCTGATGGCACCACCTCCCAGCGACGGCAGAAGTTGCGGAACGAGTAGCGCAGCCTGGCCCCCCAGTTGTTGATGTAGCCGCCATTCAGCACGTCCATCTCGCCGAACGGGTCGTGGACGATGAAGTTGGTGGCGTCGTAGCCGATGGCGATCAGCCAGTGGCCGTCGCCGTGCAGGTTGCCGAGACTGCCCTTGTGGATGCAGCCCAGGGGGACGGGGATCCCCTTGTCGATCTGGGCTTTCACGTCATCGATCCCGCAGGTCTGATCCAGGCGGGCGGTGACGCCGTAGTGGGCCAGCGCCTTGATCTGGTTCGGGGCCTCAGTGGTGTCGCCGTAGCGGAGCACGCGGCCCAGGTAGGTGTCATCACCGTTGGGCCCCTTGAGGGTGCCGGGCTTGAGCGCCTCGAGCAGCATGGCGCAGGAGCTGCTGAAGCACATCCGGAGGGCGTGCGCGGTGGTGGAGTCGCGCTGGCTGTAGTAGGGCACCTGCAGCGGATTGCTGAGGGTGCGCGGCTGCTCCTGCTTCCCGGCGCCTTGCCAGGTCTGATACCAGCTGGCGTCGCGGCGCTTCAGGCTGGCGGGCACCGCCTCCCAGAACTGCTGAGCACCGGCCCGCTGATGGGGCAGGCCCTTCCAGTGCTCGAAGAACGGAACGATGTCAGGGAGCAGCCCCGGTTCGTTGGTCATGGCTGCTGACCTCAGCTGGTGGCTGGCCAAAGTGTAGACGAGGGCTTACCGACTGCCAGATGAGTGGCGAGAGAAAGGCAAGCAGTCCAACGATCGCTGAGCCCATCGCTACTTTGATTTTCACGTCCTGCAGCTCCTTGGCGATCGGCGTTGGGTCTGGCCGTTGCTCCACCGCGCTGAGCCGGCGAAACGCCTCGGATAAGTCGACCTGCCTCTCTGATACCAGACGGGCCAGGGTGTCGATCTTCCCCTCAACCCCGCCCAGCTTGTAGAGGATGTCTCCATGGGAGACGTCGTGCTCAGGCATAGCGCCGCCTCGATCCATGCAGGTTACTTCAGCCGCCAGTATTCGGGAGTGCGCCCGTAGGTGCTGGTGTAGCTTCCCTCGCCGGCCGCCCAGGAGAAGGTCCCCCGGCTGGAGCTGTTGCTGATGATGGTGCGGCCATCGTTGCCGACGATCCCGATGTGAGGGTAAGGGGGACTGCCGTTGTCGCGCATGATTGCGATGGCGCCAGGCTCGGGGCCAGACAGCAGCGTGCCAGCGCCAGATGCCAGTGTGCTCCGTGCGGTAGGGACGTAGTTGCTGTTGCCCCAGGGTGGTGTGATGCCAGCGCTCCTGAGTACCTTGTTCACGGCGAACAGGCAAGCATTGTTGCCACCATCCGGGCCGCCCTTGGTGTTCATCCCGCGCGCGCGCTCGGCCGCCTGCGACACCAGGCGGGCCTTCTCGCCTGCCGGCTTGCCGTTGTTCGCTCCGCTGCCCTCACCGTTGACCCACCCATCGTTCTCATCGCCCTGGGTGCCACACTCCACCGAGGTGCTGTAGCCGCTGGGGCCCAGGTCGTGCGTGATGGTCTTGGCGATCCATGTGCCGTCGACCTCAGGCCTGAACCCTTCCAGCGTGATGTTGCCCTCTGCGTTCAGATCCGGCCGGCCGGGCATGGTGATCGACACCCGCACCTCACCTGAGCGCAGCGACTGGAGCTTGCTGTCCGCCGCCGACTTTGCCTCCTCCTCCGTCTTGTAGAGCTGCTTCTCCTCGAAGGTGGGCAGCTGGCCATTCGCCTGGCCGGCGGTGTGCGTCTTCTCCTTGTTGGTGGCGCGGTCCAGCCACTTCGTCGTGACGGCATCGTATGCGCCGCGGCCCTTGAGGGTGGCGCGCCAGGTGCTCACCTCCTGCTCCTTGATCGTGAAGCTCCCCTTCAGCAGGCCATCGATGCTGCCGACAGCGCCGGCAGACTGCTGCGCAGCGTTGAGGTAGCGACGGTAAGCGCCGCTCTGGTAAACCGACCAGGCGTTGAAGCCCTGCTGCTGCCAGATCGCCCGCGCGGCCCTGGCGTTGGTGGCAGGGTTGTAGAGCTGCTCGTTGCTCGACAGGCCCAGCTGGGCGCGGCGCTCGGGCCCCAGCCGGCCGATCATGTTGATCTGCCACAGGCCATAGGACAGGTCGGGGGGCTTGCTGTTGAGCGCCCGCACGTTGCCGCTGCTCTCGGCCATGGCGATTGCTCCCATGATCACCGCGTCGTTGCCGGTGAAGCCGGCCTGGCGCGCGAGGGCGGTGGCCTGGCCGGCGGTGACGCGGCCGGTTGGGTTGGGCACCGGGCTGGCCGCGCCCTTGCCGCGCTCCACCACCACCAGCTTGCCGTCAGCCGGCTTGATGGTGGCCTTGTACTTCTCCGCCAGGCGGGTGAGGAAGGCCTGGTCGGTCTCGTTGGTCTGGTCCTCGTGCTTGATCTGGATGTCGCTGAGCGGCTTGTTGATCACCGGCTGGAGGCCGTTGCGCTTGGCGATCTCCTGCACCACCTGGCCGAGGGTCTTGTTGCTCCAGCTCTGCGTGCGGCTTTCCTTCGTCAACTCAGGGGCGGTCTGCGCAGCGGTCGCCTTGATGACCATCGAGCGTGAGCCGCAGCTGAAGTCCACCTCATCGACGGCGAATGCGCCCATGTAGGACGGTGCCTGGCCGGCTGCGCTGTACCCCAGCCAGACGCGCAGCCATGCCCCGTGGCGTGGAGCGGGCATCCGCTTCTCCCGGTCGTCGACGGCGATCTCCAGGCTGTCGCTCTGCTGGCCGGCCTGGTCGGTGATGCGCAGACTGAGCAGGCGATCCTTGATCTTGTCGGTGATGTCGGTGCCGTCCGCGACGACACGGAATGCGGGTGTGGTCATGGATCCCAGATTCTCACCACCTCAGACACGCTGGGCTCTGGGATGTCGGGCAGCAGGATGGCCAGGCCCTCGGGGAGGATCGGCGCCATGTCGGCCAGGCCCGGGTTGACGAGCAGCACCGCCTCGACGGTCTGCTGCGTGCGGCCGTAGTAGGCGTGGCAGATCGCGTCCACCTCATCGAACTGCCGGGTGATGTAGGTCTGGGTCATGGCCGCACGAGCTGTTGGACGATGCCGGTGATGAAGGGATCCACGTTGAGCATGGTGCCGATGGTGGCGGCGTCGCGGATCAGGTTGGACAGGCCGGCCTCGCCGGGAGCCCCGCCGCCGATCGCCTGCAGCTGCCCGGCGGTGGCGGGGCGGAGCGCCTCGAGCGCAACGGTCATCGCTGCAGGGCCGCGGCGATCCACCATCGCCTCGACCATCCGCGCGCCGGCGATGCCCAGCTGCGCCCAGGTGGAGGTCTGCGTGGTGGTGAGGCCGTTGAGGCCGAAGGCGTTGAGCGCTGCGCCCACATAATCGCCGTTCACCACCGAGCGAGAGATGTTGCCCAGCTGGGCCAGGCTGAAGCCAGCGTTGCGCGCCGCCAGCGCCGTTGTGGAGTTGGCGGGGTTGAATGCCCAGCCTGTTGCGTCGAATGCGCTGGCGCTGCCGGTCCATGCCGGGACAGCAGCGGCTACAGCAGTGGCGCTGCCCAGTGTCGTGGTGCTGCTGCTCAGTGCGACCGGAGAGAAGCTGAGGGGGCTGGCGGCCTGGCCTGGATTGTCGTCGACGTAGCGCAGCAGGGAGACGTTGAAGGTGATCTGTCGTGCGCCGCCGCCGGGGGCGAAGGTGGAGAGGCCCTCGCGCACCTGGCGGATCACCCACTTGCCGTAGTTGCGCCCCAGGCCATCGGTGAGGATCTGCGGCTGTCCCTGGGCGGCGAGGGTGCGGAGTGCTTCGACGGTGGTCTGCCGGCCGGAGAAGCCGGGGAACAGGACGCCATCGAGGGTGATCTCCTGGCTGCCCGGGCCGAGGAACTGAACGGCCGGATCACGCAGCAGCCGATCCTGGGTCTCCCACCGGTAGTCGGCCGTGCGGTCGATCGACTGGGGGACACCGTTCGGCAGATCGAACTGGAATGATCCGAGTTGGAAGATCGGGCGGGCCATCGTTAGTCGTTGAGCAGGAGGCGGTACGCGGACTCCATCTGCCGCACCAGATCCTGGAGGGCATCATCCACCTGCCGGCGGATCTCCATCGCGTCACCACCGCCAGCATGGATGGTGATCGGGGCGTTGATGGTGATGGCGGGCCGTGCCGGCAGGGCAGGCGCCCGCGCAGGAGCCTGGATGTTGACGGGGGGCTGCGCAGGGGCGGCGAGCTGCGGCGACAGGTTCAGGGCGGGGGCAAACGGCGCAACGGCTTGAGCAGCGGCTGGCTGCGCGCTCATCAGTGCCGCCAGCGCGCCGGCGGTCAGGGGTTGTGCGATGCGGGGGATGATCGCTCCGTCGAAGCCAGGCACGAACAGCTCACGGCGGCGCTCCCCGACGATGTAGGGGAAGCCTGCGCGCACGAGCCCGCCGATCGCCCGGCCAGGGGGCGTTGCTGCTCGGCCCCCGCCGCCGGAGCTCTGGCCGCCACCGCCACCGTCGCCCCCGCCGCCGACCATCGAGCCGATGCGGGAGACCGCGCCGCCGATCCAGGAGAACAGCGCGCCGGCCCGCGCCTTCAGCCCATCGATGATCGAGGTGATGATCCGCTGGCCGATGCCGGCCCTGTTGAACAGGCTGATGATCATCATCGGCACGCCGCCGATCACCCCGAGGATGCCGGGCCCGAAGCGTGCGAACC